ACGACCCGCTAGAACGCCCCTAGAAGCGCTTTTAACGGCTTTTAGGTATAAAGTTATGGCTACGACCCTAAAGCCCCTAGAAACGGCTAAAAACAGCCTTAAACGGCGTTTACGCTTTGCAGCGGGGGTAGGGGGGTACGATTTTTAACGCTATGCCCTGGGACCGGCGGGGGGAGTTTAGAAAACCCCGCTAAGGTAATTTTGATAGAGGGGGCTTACTATGTAAACTTAGTAACCCTAGTAAACACGAAAAGAGGGCTATTATATGGCTATGAAGAAAGAATATAAAGAGATATTGCAGAAGATACCAGAAGATAAGCAGCTTATAGGCAGAAAGCTTATAGAAGAGCTTACTTTTATTGAGGGTACGCTAAAGACGCTTAAGGAACGTATAGCGGCAGACGGCGTAGTAGAAGAGTTTAGCCAGGGAAAACAGAACTTTTTACGAGAAAGCCCCGCACTTAAGGCATACAATACGACCGTACAGCGCTATAGCGTTATGTACAGGCAGCTTACAGACCTTATAGGCAAGAGCCAGGAAGCAGAAAAAAGTAACGCCGTCTACGACTTCCTTAAAGAGGGCTAAAGCATGGACTACGTAACGCAGTACCTAGAAGCAATAAAGGCGGGTAAGTGTATTGTTAGCAAGCGTACCAGGCGGCAGTATGAAAAGCTTGTAGACGATATTAACAACCCTAAAGGCGGCTACGTCTTCGACCAGAAGAAAGCCGAAAAGCCTATAGCGTTTATAGAAAGATTTTGTAAGCACTCTAAAGGCGAGTGGGCGGGGCAGCCCCTTAAGCTGCAACTATTCCAGAAAGCTTTTATAAGTGCTTTATTTGGCTTTGTAGACGCTAAAACAGGCTACAGGAAGTACAGAGAAACGCTTTTTTACGTAGCCCGCAAGAACGGTAAAAGCGTTATGCTTAGCGGCTTAGCCCTGTATATGCTTATTGCAGACAATGAAGCAGGCGCAGAAGTCTACAGCGTAGCCAGTAAGAAAGACCAGGCTAAAATAATTTATGAGGAAACTTACAACATGATAAGGCAAAGCCCAGACCTTTTACAGGTAGTTAAGAAGCGTAAGAGCGACTTATACTTTAGCCTTACCTTTAGCAAGTTTGCGCCCCTGGGTAAGAACAGCGACACGCTAGACGGCTTAAACAGCCACTTAGTAATTATAGACGAGCTGCATAGCATTAAAGACCGTAACTTATATGAGGTTATGAAGCAGAGCCAGAGCGCCCGCAGGCAGCCGCTTTTAGTGATGATAACGACGGCAGGCACTATTAGAGAATGTATATTTGATGATATGTACAAGTACGCTTGCGGCGTTTGCGACGGCACTATAGACGACCCGCACTTTTTACCGCTTATTTATGAGCTAGACAGTAAAGAAGAGTGGCTAGACCCTATGAAATGGGAAAAGGCTAACCCTGGCTTAAATACGATAAAGAAGCTAGACGACCTTATAAGCAAGGTAGAGAGGGCTAAACAAAGCCCCAGAGACTTAACAGGCGTGCTAGTAAAAGACTTTAACGTAATACAGACAGTAGCTAGTACCTGGCTTACCTTTGACGACGCTAACAACCCAGAGACTTTTAACCTAGAAGCATTTAAGGGCTATTACTGTATAGGCGGCGCAGACTTGAGCAGAAACGGCGACTTAACGGCGGCTACGCTTCTATTTATGGATAAGCAAGAAAAGCGCTACGTTACGCAGATGTACTTTTTACCTAAAGATAACTTTGAGCAGAGAGTACACGACGAAAAAATACCCTATGATAAATGGCTAGAAGCAGGGCTATTAAGGCTATGCGAGGGCAATAGCATAAACTACAGCGACGTTACAGCCTGGTTTATGGAAATGGTAGAAAAGTACGACGTTACGCCCGCCTGGATATACTACGACCCTTACAGCGCTGCTTACTGGGTACAGGAAATGCAGAGCGCAGGCTTTAATATGGTTAAGTGCTACCAGGGTACTAAAACGCTTAGCTTGCCTATGCAGCAACTAGGCGCAGACTTAGCAGCTAAAAAGGTAAACTACAACGCTAACCCTTTGTTACTTTGGTGTATCACTAATACAGGCGTTAAAACGGACGTAAACGGCAATATACAGCCTATAAAGGCTACAAGCCCTAAGTATCGTATAGACGGCTTAGCAAGCCTGTTAGACGCTTACGTAGGGCTACTAGACCACTACAACGAATACTTAGAAGCAATATAGAAAGCGAGGGCTTTAACATGAGAAACCAGTATTATAAGAAAGACAAGAAAGTAAAGCTTGTTACTACGTACAGCTACCAGACCCCTTACGGACAGTATGTTAACGGCTACAAGTATATTAGTAATAAAAGCTTTTGGGCTTACGCTACGCAGCTTAGCCAAAGTCAAACTTTTGAAGCTGCAACCTATGGCGACGACGAAACCCGCTTTTTTGTACTCAACTACAGAGACGACCTTAAAATATACGACTTTGTAGAATACAAGGGCAAGTATTACAGTATTACCCGCCTGGACACTAAAGACGACTACAAAGGCGAGCTTTTCGTATATGTTAAGGACGCAGCCAGGGGCGACACGCCTAAAGACATTGAACCCGCAGACGACTAAACTACACACTTAACCGAAATATTTAAAAATTGCGGGGAAATGTGTAAACAGGGGCTAGCTATTTACGGCTAGCTCTTATTTTGTTTACTTTGTTTACGCAGTAACCTAAGTAAGACTTGACAAAGGCTAATAAGTGGTTTATATTTATTTATGGTAAACATTAAATTACCGACTATAGAAAAGAGAGGTAAAGACAATGAGCGAAAAGTACAACGGCTACACTAACTACCCTACCTGGAACGTGAAATTATGGATTGACAACGAAGAGGGAAGCTACAATTACTGGCACGACGCAGCCAGAGAAGCAGAAGACGCTAGCGACCTTGCAAGGCGCTTACAGGAAGAACACGAAGAAGCAGCCCCAGACCTGGGCGCAAGTGCCTTTAGCGATATGTTAGGCTACGCTATGGGCTTAGTAAACTGGTACGAAATAGCAGAAATGCTTATAGAAGACGTTAAAGAGGGGTAAGCGCTATGTATAAATCAGTAAGAGAGCTTACCAGAGACGAGCTTATACAGCTTAAGCAGCACGTTTATAACATACTTAACCCTAGTGTAAGCTACGGCGAACTTGCAGCAGTAGACGAGCTTATAAGCGACGAGGAAGTATATAAAATGTTTGCAAGCGTAGCTTTTGTAGACGACGACTTTTTTAAATAAGGGGGCGTAGCTATGAAAATTATTAGCTTTGTAAATCAAAAGGGCGGCGTAGCTAAGACGACTAGCGCCCTTAATGTAGGCGCAGCCCTGGCTATTGAGGGTAAAAGCGTACTACTTGTAGACCTAGACCCGCAAGGCAGCTTAAGCAAAAGCGCAGGCTTTAGAGACTTAGGCGACGACCCTACTACTTATGAAGTAATTAAAGGCGACGCAGATATTAACCAGGCTATAAGGACTAAGGAAGCCGTAGCGCCTTACGACGTATTACCTACAGATATACGCATGAGCGGCGCAGAAATAGAGCTTATAAGCGTACCAGGCAGAGACACGCTTTTAAAAGAAGCCCTAGACGGCTTAGAAAAGCCCTACGACTACGTTTTAATAGATTGCAGCCCTAGCCTTAATATACTTACCTTAATGGCGCTAACAGCTTCTACAAGCGTTATTATACCAGTAGCAGCGCAGTATATGGCTTTAGACGGCATGGCGCAGCTATTGCCTACTATTGAGCTTGTACAGAAGCGCTTAAACAAGGGCTTATATATAGGCGGCGTGCTTATTACCCTTTACGATACCCGCCGCAATATGGATAAGGGCATTATAGAAGCTATTAAGGCAAGGTTTACGGCAGAAGCCTTTAACACCGTTATTAAGGTAAACAGCAAAGTAGGCGAAGCGCCCACTTATGGCAAAGATATATTTGAGTACGCCCCTAAAAGCGCAGGCGCAGACGCTTACAGAGACGTAGCTAAAGAACTTATAGAAAGAGAGGGCTAAACAATGGCTTATAAACTTGAAAATAACCCGCTTTTCCCGCAAGAGCAGGCAGAAGAGACGAAACCCGCAGCCAGGAAGAGGGGCAGACCTAAAAAAGACGACCTTGTAAGAGGTAACAGCGTACAAGAGGGCTTAACGGAAGAGTACACAAGGGCAACTTTTATATTGAGGGTAGACCTTGTAGAAAAGATTAAAAACTATGCTTATACAGAGCGCTTAACCATGAAAGAAGCAGCTAACAAGCTCTTAGGCGAAGCCCTGGAACGAGAAGAAAAGCGACTAGCTAAGGACGGCGTAGAGATTATTAGCAAAGGGGGTAATAAGCATGATTAAAATAGCAGACGTTAAAGCTTACAACGTACAGGAAGCCGCAGAGCTTTTAGACGTTTCCCCGCAGACTATTAGAAGCTATATAAAGCAAGGCAAGCTTAAAGCCCAGAAAGCAGGCAGCAAGTATATTATTACCGAAGAGACGCTAAAAGCTTTTGTAAAAGGGGGCTTAGACTATGGCGAGAAACTTTGAAGACTTCTACAAAGCCGTTAAGCAGATTGTAGACGAAGACCAGGAAGCCCCAGAAGAGTTTAAGCAAGACTTTCTTAAAGGCGTAGAGGGCGCAAAGCCCTTTATAGACGTCATCAGCAAGAAAGACGAAGAACTAGGGCTAACAAAAGAAGAAGCTTACGTACTTAGCTACCTGGCAGAGCATACCCCAGAAGAGGGGCAGCCTAAAACAGCTTACGACGCTACTTTATTGCAGCTTGTAAGCATGATGTTTGTACACGACAAGAAAGAAGCTGTTATAGAGCTTTACAACGACGCAGGCGCACGCTTAAGCCTGGTAGAGAAGCTAACAGCGGCAGACCTGGCAGAAGTGAAGCTAGACAAGAAAGACGACAAAGTAGCAGCGCTTCTAAAGAGTAAAGAGCCTAGCTTAGACGACTTGCTAGACGTTATAGGCTTTGGCAACCTTATTCACCTTTACGAAAAGCACGCCCCAAAGTACAGAACTAGAGCCAGGGCAGAAGCGGCAGGGGCTATTATTGAAACGCCTAACGCCCTTGCTATACCTACTTTTCCTAACTATCAATACAGCATGAGCCTTTACAACGAGGGCGGGGCTTATTTGCAGCCGCTAAGCAGTACAGACGGCTTAAAGTTTAAGGGCGGCAAAATGTACTTTGAGGACGCAAGAGCCAGAGAGGTAAGCGAAGTAGAGCTACAGAACATGAAGACTAAAGAGGGCATAGAAAATATAGACTTACCTATATTGCGTACCTTTTATAGCCTTATTCTTACACGCTTTGAAAAAAGCGGCGGTAAGAGCTTGCCAGACGTTTTAACTTACCCTGTACCAGTATTAGCAGAGTATATAGGCTTACAATCCAATCTTAATAAGAAAGATATAGCAAGGGTAATAGAGAAGACGCAGAGCTACCATAATATAGTAGGCGTAGTACATGGCACTAGGAACGGCAAGCCAGTACAAAGCCTTTACCCTGTTTTGAACTTTGAGGGCTACGACGACAAACATAACAATATTAGCTTTAGTAGCCCTTACATGAACTACGTTATAAAGACAGTTTGCAACCTATCATTAAGGAAGAGCAAAGACGGCAAAGTAAAGCTTAAGAAGAACGGCGAACCGCTTAAACTTCCTACGCACTCTTATTTAATAGATAGCAGCATAGCTAAGGAACGTAACAAGGCAGCCGTAGAAAACGTAGTAATTTTAGTAACCCTTATAGAGCAGGCAGGCGACAATATACCACGCATTAAAGCTAGTACCCTTATAGAGCGTAACGTACAGCTTGCGGAACGCCTGGAAGCAGCTAAAAACCCTAGAGCGCTGCTTAAAAACACTTTTACTAAAACCTGGGAGCTTTTAAGGACTAAGACCAGGCTAACAGAAGCTTATAAAAATATACAGCTACCAGAGCCAAACGACCCCGCTTTTATGCCTACTATGAAAACGCTAGACAAAGTAGTATTTACTTTCCCGCATGAGGGCAAGAACAAGTAAGCTTATATTATTATGTTTACTATGTTTACTATGTTTACGAAGCCCTACAAAATTGCGGGGAAGTCCTACAAAAATTGCGGGTAGCTACTACAAAAATTGCGGGGAAATCCTACAAAATTGCGGTATAGTCCTACAGGGGGTAGCCACAAAATGTAGTATTTATAAGGCTTAACAGCCACTAGACGGCACTCTAATACTTAAGTAACTAAATACTTAAGTAACGGCTTAGCGGCGGGCTTTACAGCCGCCGCACGCTAACTTATTCTAAAACCACGAAAAACAACGCAAAAAGCGTAGGACTTCAATTTTTATCTTAAAAGCAAGGGGGCTTGTAGAATGATAGACGACTACAAACTAGAAGAGCTAAAAGGCGGGCTTACTTCTTACGTGCAGAGCATAACGCAGCCAGACCGCAGGGCAGGGCATAATATGTATAAATGCCCTTTATGCGGAAGCGGCAGCGGCACAGGAAGAAACAGCGACGGCGCTTTTAGTATCACAAAGGACGGTAAAGCCTGGAAGTGCTTTAGCTGTCAAAAGGGCGGCGACATCTTTACTTTAATTGCGCTGCATGAGGGGCTAACAGACTTTAAAGACCAGGCGCAGAGGGCGGCAGACGTTACAGGGGTACGGCTAGACCTTGACTATAAGCCAGACCCTAAAAAGGACTTTGCAGAAGTGAAACAGGAAGAAATAAAAGGACGCTACAAAGATTATATTGAGCGCTGCAAGGCGGCAGCGGCTAAAACAGACTATTTTACACGCAGGGGCTTTAGCGCAGACATAGTAGAGCGCTTTAGCCTGGGCTATGATGAAAGCCAGGGCGTAATAGTGATACCCTACGACAGAGACGGCAGCTATTACCTTACCCGCAGTATTGAGGGCAAGACCTTTAGAAAGCCTAAGAGCGACGACGCAGGCGTAGAGCCTATTTATAATAAAGCTGCATTGTATAACGGCGGTAAGCCTTGCTTTGTTACTGAAAGCCCTATAGACGCTATAAGCCTTATTGCAGCAGGCGGGGGCAAGTGTAGCGCAGTATCTTTAGGCGGTACAGGGCATAGAAAGCTTATAGAAGCCGTAGAAAAGCAAAAGCCTACTTGCACGCTTATATTGAGCTTTGACGCAGACGAGCCAGGGCAGAAAGCTACAGCGCTTGCAGCAGAAGAACTTAAAGCCCTGGGCGTACCTTTTACGATTGCTAACTATTCCTTAGACGCTTACCCTAACGAGAGCCGCAAGGACGCTAACGACTTCTTAAGGGGCAACCCTACGCAGCTTACGGCAGACATAGAAGCCAATATAGAAGAGCTAGAACGGCTAGCCAATGCAGAGAAAGCGGCAGCCCTGGAAGCCCACAACGCTAACAGCGCTAAAGAACGGCTTAAGGACTTTATAGACGGCATTAAAGAAAGCGCTAATACTTCTTATGTGCCTACAGGCTTTAGCGAACTAGACAAAGAGCTAGACGGCGGCTTTTACCCTGGCTTGTATATCCTGGGCGCAATTAGCAGCTTAGGTAAGACGACGCTTTTACTACAGCTTGCAGACCAGATAGCGGCGGCGGGCTATGATATTTTATACTTTAGCCTGGAAATGGCAGCAACAGAGCTTATAAGCAAGACTATAAGCCGCCTTACTTTTCTTAATTGCCAGGGCAACACGCAGAACGCTAAGACCGCAAGGGGCATAACGACGGCAAGCAGATACCAGGGCTACAGCCAGGCAGAGAAAGACTTAATAAACAACGCCTACACGCAGTACGCAGGCTTTGAGGGTAATATAATTTTCTATGAGGGTATAGGCGACATAGGCGCAGAGCAGATAAAGGCAGCCGTAGCAGAGCATAAAGAGCTTACAGGCAAAACGCCGCTTATATTTATAGACTATTTGCAGATACTAGCGCCTTACGATATGCGGGCAAGTGATAAGCAGAATACAGACAAGGCAGTATTAGAGCTTAAACGCCTTAGCAGAGACTTTAAAACGCCTGTTATAGCTATTTCTAGCTTTAATAGGGATAATTACACAAGTGAAGTAAATATGACGGCATTTAAGGAAAGTGGCGCTATTGAGTACGGCAGCGACGTACTACTAGCCTTGCAGCCGCAGGGCATGAAGCCAGGCTACACAAAGACAGAGCAGAAAGACAACGCCGCTTTAGTGAAGAAATGCAAGGCAAGCGAACAGCGCAGCATAGAAGCCGTAATACTCAAAAACAGAAACGGCAGAACAGGCGGCAAGGTAGGCTTTAGCTACTACTCGCTCTTTAATTGCTTTGAACAAGACTACGGCTTTACGCCTGTTAATGATACCTGGGAAGAGTACGACGAAGACGACTTAATACCTTTTGGCGCAGACGACTAAGTAAACATATTAAACGCAGTAACAGGGGCTTACTTAATATACCAGGTAAGCCCTTATTTTTATGTTTATTATGTTTATTGAGTAATTGACATTTACATAGTAATATGATATTATTAAGTAGGATAGGTTTACTATGTAAACACTAAAATATTTAAGGGGGTACGGCATGAAATACGAGCCGCCTAAAATTGCCAGAATAAAAGTACATGGCAGCGACAAGGTAATAGCTAACGCCGTACTTGCTACGGATAGTATGCAGCTACCAGGCTTTATTAGCTTAAAGGTAAAGGCTAACGGCAAGGACGCAACACGCTTTATAAGCCTGGGCGCTATTGAAGAAATGATTATAGAAAACGACGAGCTTTTTAAAACTTTGCCTTGCTGCTTTATTCCAGAGACAAGGCTAAAAGCGACAATAGACAAGTAAGAGAGGTTAAAACGTGAGTTTTTTAGACAGACTTTTTAACCGTAAAACAACGGTAACGACAAACAAGCTACTTACAGAGCCTACAGGCTTTAGCAGCTTTTACGGCGGCGACGCTTACGCTAACGACGTTTACAGGGAAGCAGTAGACGCTATAGCCAGGAACGCAGGCAAGCTTAAAGGCAGCCACGTAGTACAGTACGCATACCATGAGAGGGCAGCAGGCGACAATAAAATTAACAGGCTTTTACAGGTACGCCCTAACCCTTATATGAGCGCTTACGACTTCCTTTATAAGCTTGTAACGCACTTATTCTTATACAATAACGCTTTTGCTTACCTGGATAGAGACGACAGGGGCAGCCTTAAGGCTATATACCCTGTTACGGCTAGCAACGTAAATGTATTAAGCGACGCAGCTAACAACCTTTATTGCAGCTTCTACCTTAAGAGCGGCAAAGAAGTAATACTACCATACGGCGACCTGGTACACCTTAGACGCTACTTTAACGACGACGACGTACTAGGCGCAGACAATAGCGCTATTATGCCAGGCTTAGAGCTAGCGCAGACCCAGAACGAGGGAATTATAAACGGCATTAAGGCAGGCGCTAGTATAAGGGGTATTTTGAGCTTTACGCAGATTATGAGCGCTAGCAAGCTTAAAGAAGAAAAAGAAGCCTTTGTAGCCGATTATTTGAGCATGGAAAACGGCGCAGGAGTAGTAGCGACAGACCAGAAAATGAGCTACACGCCTATAGAAAGTAAGCCAGTTATCTTAAATGCAGACCAGGCTAAAGAGGTTAAAAGCAAGATATACGACTACCTGGGAATTACAGAGCCTATAGTAAATAGCAGCTATACAGAAGACCAGTACAGCGCCTTTTATGAAAGTACGCTAGAGCCTATAGCTACGGCTTTGTCGCAAGAGTTTACAGCAAAGCTTTTTAACGACAGAGAACAGGCTTACGGCAATAGTATTTTATTTGAGAGTGGGCGCTTACAGTTTACTAGCAACGCTACGAAAGTACAGCTTATTAAAGAGCTTATGCCTATGGGCTTGCTTACCATTAACCAGGCATTAGAAATACTTAATTTGCCTAGCGTTACGGACGGCGACAAGCGCTTACAGGCGCTTAACATGATAGACGCAGCGCAGGCAGCGCAGTACCAGAGTAAAGGCGGTAACAATGAGTAAAACAGCTATTAAGCCTTGCCCGCATTGTAACGGCGTAGCTTACTTAAACGCTAATTACAGCTATAAGACACGTAGCTATTTTATCTTTGTTAAGTGCGATATTTGCGGGGCTACAGGCAAGACCGTAAGCAGCCAGGAAGACCCCGCCGCCGAAGAGTGGCAAAGCGAAGCTTGCGAGAGGGCTTTAGAAGCCTGGAACATGAGAGCATGAGAGCTAGAACAGATTATAAAATATGCCCTTATTGCGGGGCTAGCCTGGATATAGGCGAAAAATGCGATTGTACAGAAAGCAGAGGTATTAACCATGAAAGAAGTACGTATAACGGAAATACGAGCGGCAGAGCCGACGGCAGACGGCGCACAAGCTCTTATTTTAAGGGGGCGACCTATTCTTTACGATACGCCCACTTTAATAAATGACGTAGGCGGCAGCTATACGGAAATTATTAGAAAAGGCGCACTAGACGGCGCAGACCTAAGCGACGTGAGACTACTTTACAACCACGACTTAGGCAAAGTGCCACTTGCTAGAACGCCTAAAACAATGAGCCTAAAGGTAGATGAAGAGGGCTTAACCTTTGAAGCGGTACTACCAGAGACGGCAGGCGCTAAAGAGGTTTACGAAGCCGTTAAAAGGGGCGACCTTAGCGGCATGAGCTTTGCTTTTACCGTACCAGAGGGCGGCGACGACTACGACGCTAAAACTAATACTAGAGCTATACGGCAGATAGCTAAAGTATATGAGTGCAGCGTAGTACCTTACCCCGCTTACCCTACTACAAGTATTGAAGCACGCAGCGCAAGGGCGGCAGCTCTTAACAGCCTGGAAGCCAGGAAGCGGGCAAAGATACTTTACAACCAGATTATGAAAGCGAGGTAAACAGTATGAGCAACTACGACCACGTAGCCGCTATTTACGAATTTGCTAAAGAGCATGGCTATAAAGTACAGGACTTTAACACAATGGAACGGCGCAACCAGAGAGGGCGCTATAACTACGTAAAAGTAGCCTTTGTAGTACCTGTAAACGAGCCTAGAAAGCTTGAAACCATGATAGCAGAGATTGAAGCGGCAGTAGACGAAAACAGCGCAGAAGCGCAGAAAGACGAGGTTATTAACAATGAAATTTAATACAGTAGCAGAAGCTTTTAACTATTACAGGGGCAAGACCGTTAAGGAAATGGAAGAGAGAGCGCAGGCTATTAACGCTTCTATTGACAACGACCCTAACGCAGATATTGAAGCCTTTAACATTGAGCTTAGAGGTATTAAGGAAGCCAGAGAAAACGCAGAGCTTAGAAGCGACGCAGCGGCAGCAGGGCTTAACCTGGTAACAGGCAGAAACCTTAAGGGCGAAGACAAAAAGACTTTTGAGGGCGACGACGTAGTAGCTACGCCAGAGTACAGAAGCGCTTTTTATAAAAACCTTATGGGGCAGAAGCTTACAGCCAATGAGCAGGCAGCCTTTAACGCCGTTGTAGAGCAGAGAGCAGACGCTTTTAGCGCAGCTACAGACGTTGCGGCGGCTATTCCTACTCAGACGCTTAACGAGGTTATTAAAAAGGCTAGAACTATGGGCGGCTTGATTGCAGAAGCTAGAGCTTTCCGTATGCCTACTAATATTGCTATTCCTGTAGGTACGCCGTCTTCTAATGCAGCCTGGCACGTTGAGGGCGCAAAGGTAGACAGCGAAAAGCTTACACTTGGCAGCGTTACTTTTGGCGGCTATGAGATTATTAAAATTTTCTCTATTTCCGCAAAGGTAAAGACTATGACCGTTAGCGCCTTTGAAAGCTACCTGGTAGACGAGCTTACTAACTGCGTTATGGGTACTATCAATACAGCGCTTATTAGCGGCAGCGGCAGCGGACAGGGTACAGGACTTGAAACGGCTATTACCTGGGTAGATACCGCAGGCGCAACCCAGAACGCCGTAAAAGTGGCTAAGACCGCAGACGTTAGCTATAAGGACGTTGTAGCAGCCGTAGCACTTATGAAGAGGGGCTACAGCCAGGGCGCTAAGTGGGCTATGAATAACGCAACCCTGTATAACGTCTTCTACGGTATGGAAGACAATAACAAGCGACCTATCTTTATTGCAGACCCTAAGAACGAGAGCGTAGGCAAGATTTTAGGCTTTGACGTTGTTATTGATGATAATATCGACGACAACGTAGCTTACCTGGGTAACTACTCTAAGTACCTGGGCTACAATATGCCTATGGGTATTGCGATTGAGAGCAGCAGAGAAAGCAGCTTTAAGAACGGACTTATTGACTATAGAGCTATGGCTATTGCAGATTGTAAGCCGCTTCTTAATGAAGCCTTTGTAAAGCTCTACAAGGCTACAGCCTAACTTAATAGCATAAAGCTTAACTAGACCTTTGCAGGGGGCGTAGGGCACAGCATATTAGCCCCTATGCCCCTTAGCTTTTTACAGAAAGTAGAGGTAATAAACATGACCTTAACAGAAGCTTGTAACGTGCTACACGTTGACGAGGGAAACAACGACGAGCTTATTAGCAGCCTTGTAGCTGCATTACCAGACTATATAGAAACTACTACAGGCTTAGCCGTAGGCTACCAGAGCGCAGAGCCTTTAGTAAAGACGGTAAGCGGCTTGCTTCTTACTCAATGGTATTATGCAGACCACGCAGACGACCAGGCTTTAACCAGGACTATTAACGCCTTGCTTAAGGCTATAAGCGTAAGAGCTAGAAGCTATGAAGTATAAAGGCTACGACAATACAGCTTTTTACAAGGGCAAAGCATGGCGCAGGGTAAGCGCTGCATACATGGCTAGCAAGTGTTATATATGTGAGCGCTGCGGTAAACCCGCTACGATATGCCACCATAAAACATGGCTTAACGGCAGCAACGTAAACGACCCCACAATAGCTCTAAGCTTTGATAACCTAGAAGCCCTTTGTATTGAGTGCCACAACGCAGAGCATGGGCTACAGCATAACGTAACGCTATTTAATAGCGACGGAACTATAGCAGGCGTTAAAGAAAGCCAGGGCGCTAAGGACTTTAAGCGGCAGCAGGCAGCTATAGACGACTTACTAGCTAAGCTACAGAAAAACGACCCGCTAGAACGCCCCTAGAAGCGCTTTTAACGGCTTTTAGGTATAAAGTTATGGCTACGACCCTAAAGCCCCTAGAAACGGCTAAAAACAGCCTTAAACGGCGTTTACGCTTTGCAGCGGGG